CGATACCAAAAGCCGGTTCCAAAACGTCGTGGTGCGTTTCTGCGCGAGTGATCCCGGATCACCCTCACTACCGGCGGATGTTGGATAACGGTCTTCCTCATCGAGCAGCACAATCCGTATCGGGCGGCTGGCGAGTGATGACGGGCTGTTGGCTCCCGCCATTGTCAAATGCCCACCGTTGAATTTCTTATGTAACAGCGTGTTGTCGCTGTTGCGGCTTTTGGGGTCTTTGAACAGTTCGGTCAGTGCGTCCGTATCGCGGATCATTGGCGCGAGCCGGTCTTTACTCCATGCCTCCGCCATCTCCAGCGTAGGTTGGATAAACAGGATGGGCGATGGGTCTTGATGAACAAAATACCCCAGAATGTTATTCAGAATCTCCGTTTTGCCAATTTGCGCGGAGGTCATAAACACCACTTCGCGCACGCCGGTTTCATTCACTGCGTCCATCATCCCGCGCTGGTATGGGGCGCGATCCGTCCTCCACCTTCCGGGCTCGGCGCTTGCCTCCGGGCTTAGTTTCCGTTGCGTATCCGCCCACTGGCTCACTGTCAGTTCCGGCGGCGGCATCCACACCTGCCGGACTTTCTTCTTCAAGCTCTGGTAGGGCGTCATCATGGGCAAGTTCCGTGAGTGCCTCATAAATCGCAGTTTTCAGGAACCGCTCGATCTCGGCGGGCTCCTTGAGGGCGGCGATCTGGAAGGCGCATTTGGTGGGGATCGCAAGCAGCCGCATCCGGCAGGCAGAAACTTGCTGCATCCAGTCATGTTCAATCGTTTCAATCGAAATCAGTTGGTTACGAAGCGCGGCCACTTCGAGTTCAGTCTTATCGGCCTGCGCCTTGATCAGTCGTGCGCGTTCGTGGTGCGTGTCACGCGGCGCATCGGCGTTGCCATAGGCGCGATCCTGCAAATACTGCACATAGCGCTGCACCGAGCGCACCAGGTCGTATTTGCCTTTCTCTGCTTTGGGGATGATACCATCCCGCGCCAGCTGCTGCACCCGGCGCTCGGTGAGGTTCAAAAACTTTGAAATCACCGCGACCTTGTGAAGAATGTGCATGAGGGATTCCTATCATGTCGTGATAATCCACCCCGCAAACTCTCCAAACCGAAACCATTCTGCTGCATCTTCTCCGAGTATGGCAGGATCAAGTGGGCGCTGGACGCCACCGAGTGATAATTCTTTGGCGATGATCTGCTTTGGCTCCACACCGGCGGCAACTTTTCCCGCCAGCGTCAACCGCCACAGCACCGTGGCCTGATAACCGGTGGCCGCTTCGCATTTATCGACAATGACAATCGCGCCACCCGGCTTCAGGCAGGCGCGGAGCTTGGCAATAAACTCGCGACGCGCACCCACCGGCAGAAACATCATGACGAGGTAACAGATCGCGACATCAAACGGTTCATAGTCAAACGCGCAGGCGTCCATCTGCACGAGGTTTTCCTTGGCCGGTCCCGAATACTCGGCGCACATCTCCGCGCTCGGTTCAATCGGCACCAGCTTGGCCTGCCGCTGGGCGAGCGTATCGGCCAGCGCCTTACCGATATTGCCGGTGGATGCGCCGATGTCATAGACCAGCCCACCTTGCGGAATGTAATGCCGTGCAATATGCGCCACTGCGCCCGTCACCAGATCATACCACGGCAGCTGCTCGCGGACATGGTGGTTAAAACTCTGGGCTACACTGGCATTCTCGAACGACCATTCCTTGGGGATGTCAATTAAGGTTTCGGAAGTTCTGTCCATTGTTCGTTCTCAAATACTTTGATCGAAGGAATGCCGTAATCGGCGTACATTCCTTGCGTGCGTGGGTTGCTCTCAATCGCCAGATACTGGTTGCCGTCGCGCCCGTGCTTCGGGAATACCAGCGTTTCCAGCATGATGCGCTTGGCCTCGTGTGGCGGTTTGTGGAAGCGGTTAAAATGCGCTTCTTGCGGCACCCATCCAACCTTGAAATACAGGCTATCGAGCGTGGCCTGTTTGTGTTTCTCAGGCCGCGCCGTCATCAGAATAGTGTGATACGGCGCAACCAGACTCACCAGCCAGTGGCGATAGGTTTCCTTTTGGATCTGCAAGGCAAAGGGTTTGTGCTTTTCGTGACTGTTCGCCACCAGCGTGTAGTTCAGATCAAGGAGTATAATCATAGTTTCACCCCCAGCCGCTCTGAGAATGCGCGTTTTGCTTCCTCTACCAATCCCATGCGGCTGCCGTCAGGATAGGGTAAATCAAACTCAAACTCGATAGCTGTTTTTAGTCTTTTGACATTTAATTCCAGCGGCTTCGCGCAGATCGCCTGCACATTCTGATTGCAATCATCCACGCTGACTTTTTCAAAGAACAGCTTGAACAGATCATAAAACTCCCGCTGGGAATGATACTTCTGCACCTTCGGCGAGGTGGCGATGTCACCGAGCGTGATGCCTTCCTCGTAATCCAACTGGAACAGCACGCCGCTCGATTGCCGCTCATTCAGGGAATGATAGCCATTGAGCTGCTTGATGTTGATGTGGTTGCTGGCCGATGCCACCGCGTAAAGCCGTGTGGTGGCATGAGCGAGCGCCGCGCAGATACACACGATATGCTCGCGATCTGCCCGGAAGGGAACGCTGTTGAGCACGCTGGAGATGAAGATCGAAGAATAGCGCAGCTTCTCAGTGCCAATCGCGTGCAGGAACTCCCGCGCCAGCGCCACGCTTGCTTCCTTGTCGATCTCATTGCTTTCCGCCACCCGGTACGGCTCGAACGGTGTGACCATCACGCCGATGCTTCGCAGGATGCGGGTTTCATGCAAATGGCCTGCGCCAAAATCTAGCACGCAGCGTCCAAACTTGCCGATCCAGCGATCGCGGTTTTCTGGCTTGGTGACATCAAAGCTCTTGGCCGTCGCATCACCCGCCACCGCGAAGATGAACCCACGCCCTAGCGACTCGCGCACCTGACGCAGGCGCCGGAAAGAATTATGACGCAGCAGATCCTCGTAGCGGCGATGAATATCAAAATCCATCGAGAGATAATTCAGCATGGCTTCCGCCAGCTTGCCTTCTGCGTCTGTCACAAACACCACCGGCACTTGTTCCTCGCCCAGCTCCGCATAATGCTGCAAGCGGCCTATGCCATTTACCACCCGATAATCCCGCGTGGCCACAATCGGCATGGCGATGCCCCGGCGCTTGAGCGTCTTGGCGAGGTTCAGCGCGTAATTCTTCCAGCGTCCCTGATTGGCTTTAAGGAACGGTGCAATCGGGTGCAGCTTGGCATTCAGGCACGGAAAAAACTCCGGTGAATCCACTGCCTTGTCCGGCACGGCTTCGGCCAGCTTCTCCACATCCGCCGCGTTTAGTTGCGTATTGATCTTCTCCACCGTGTCACTCTGGCCGAGGTCATTGGTGGCGCGGTTGAAAACCACGTTCACACCTTTGCGCTCAGCCAGATCCATCGGGCGGGTGACAGCCAGAGGCACTTGGCTGGCACCCATACGGCATGCCACATGATGACGCTGGTGGCCGGAGATGATTTCTCCGTCCGGCGTCGCATAGAGCGGCAACAAAAACCCCAGCTTTCGCAGCGAAAGTTCGATCAAGTCTAGCCGCTTGGGATCAGCGACACGCGGGTTATAGGTCGAGGGCGCAATGTCTTTCACATTTACGAGTTTCATAATCCAAGCCTGCGTTTAAGTTCTGCGATGATCTCTTTTTTCTCGAAGCCAACCTGCTGCTTTATGGCTTCCATCCATTCGAGATATTGCTCGCGAGGGATGGGGAATGTGTAGGCAGCGATTCGGGCGGTGGTGTCTGCTTCCTCGATGTCGTCGTCGTCATCCTCGCCGAAGCCGTCTTCCATCGAATCAAGCGATGACTGAATCTCTTTCAGTTCCTCCGCGTTAAAACCCAGCAGCTCGGTGTCGTAGGTCGCATCATCTAGCTCGGCGATTTCCAGCTGAAGCAGCGCCTTGTCCCACTCCGATTCTTCGCCCACCCGATTATCGGTGATGCGATAGGCCTTGATCTGCTCTGGCGTTAGCTCGGTGGCAATATGCACCGGCACTTTCTTCAATCCCAACCGCTTGGCGGCCTCAAAGCGCACATGGCCAACAACGATCACCAGCTCCTTGTCGGTGACAATCGGCTGGCGGAATCCAAACTCCTTGATGGACGCTGCCACCTTTTCAATCGCGTGGGCATTGATCCGTGGGTTACGCGCATAGGGAATCACCTGATCTACCGGCATCAGTTCTACTTTCATCGGCCTATCTCCTTGGTTTTGCGAAGTGCATTTCGATATTCTTCGGCTTTTGCGAAACGAGTTTCGCAGGGCATTTCGTTTTTTGATTTTGGGTTCTCGTTGTTTCTCAGTGTGATGCTCTGAAAAAAACGAAACGAAATCGACATTTTGAAGCTGGCGCTGGGCAAATCCCGCGCTCGCGGCGTACCCGTGCAGCATCGGCTGGAAGGACCCGCCGCCGCCCATCCATTCAACCAACTGTAAAACAATAGAAAACAGCCTTGATTGCAGGTGGCAGGGTGTTATCCGATGGAAGGTTTAACCCCAGCAAGAAAGGCCAAACACCATGATAGCAGCGACCAACACCAACGAAAAAACCCCCGAATCCATCGAATATGCCAAGCGCATCGCCGAACTGAATGACCGCTTCCGCCAAACCTACTGGGGCGGCAAGGTCATGACCACTTGCGGCGTGAACGAACTATCCGAGGACATCACGGCACGGCTGTTTCAAGCCGTGTCTGAGTTCGATAGATTTAACTGGCGCAACGATCCGCATGGTGAACATGACTTCGGCAAAGTTGTTATTGATGGTCAGAAGTTCTTTTGGAAAATCGACTACTACAACAACACCATGGACGCCGGATCAGAAGACCCGGCCAACCCAGACGTCACCACCCGCGTGCTGACGATCATGCTTGCCAGCGAATACTAACGCCTGATCTTCGCCATGTAGTAGGCGAGGTTCTGCATAAACTCCTTGGGCAGACGGTCATTCACCGTCTGTTCCATTGTCTGGACATTCTCCCGTTGCTTAAACAGCTGCATGATGCCGGGTCCGAACAACAGCTTCAGCGGCAGCCGCTACCCAGATTTCCGCATATACACTTCCGTGGCGTTCGATCCTTTCTTGCGTGGCGCGATGAAGGCGCTGCGATAGGTGCGGTTCTTTCCCCATGCCTTGGCCTTCACCAACCCGCGCTTGCCACCGGGCTGCTGGGTAGGCTTCTTTGAGCCAACCACGAACTCGATCAAATGCAATGGCCGCTCACTTGCTACCAGCGCCGCCCATAAGCGCCGGAAGGTAGATGGACGGGTCTCGATACGTCTTTTTACCGCAGCCTGCCTGCCGCCCATTTGTGGGGCAATGTGCCGGGCGCTTGAAACCTTTGCGCTTTCCGCCACTCGGTTCAGGGTTCGCACGGTCGCTTGCGGCACGGCCTGCTTCTCCAGCGCACTCAGGCCACGGCGCAGCGATTTGATGTCGCTTTCCACTGATAGGTCGAATGTCATAATTGCTATTTTCTAAGTAGAAAAATTCAAAGAATACTCCCCGGATTTCCTGCGGTAATGCTTTCCTACGCACAAGCCAGATTGATCTAGCTCAGGCGTAATCACCTCGGAACGAGCGGTGAATATAATCTGATGCACCGTATTGCTGGCTTTGCTGTGTTCAAGAATATCCCTATGGAATTGCTGAACACGGTTTGTTTCCAAGCCGCTATCCTCAATATTATCCATGAGAATAAAGCGAGGGTAACGCACAAATCTATTGGCCAGCGAAACAAGAAAGAGGGCGAAAAAGAAAGAGTTTTTAAGATACGTTCCGGTACTTGCCGCCGGTGAATCCTTACCCACCGCCATCACATCATCTTTACCAAAATCAAAACTAATCCGATCAACGCCCGCTAACTCCTTGCTGGGGTCATTTTTGATAAGCTGCATGGTGAGGTCAATAATAGCCGTATATATGGCGCTACGGTTTTTCTCCCTCAATGCGTTAGCCGCTTCGATATCGTCCTTTAGTTTAGAAATTTCGGCATTCAAGCTGGCTTTTATTTGCTTAATTTCTTCAATCTTCTGTCCTAATTTCTCCTTTTCAAGCGTATCTTGAATTGCACGCTCGATATAGCCAAGACGAGAGATGTAGTTTTTTATTTCCGCCTCAATCGGGTTTACCGAATTAACAAAATTGCTATGTTTCCGCTCCAGCTGTGTTTGCTCAGCTTTCGTTTTTTGAATTAAAATCTCCACCTCCGACACTCGCGTTTCCTTGCGGGACAGAATATTTTCAGATTCTTTTTTCTGGAATGCAATTTCATTACGCATTTTAAGATAACCAAGCGACCGGCCATCATCCTTGATATCCGACTTACACAGGTCACATTTTTTGGCATCGACCGTATCGGACAAAACTTGCAAGCAGCACGGGCAATAAGAAAAGTCGATGCTGCCGAGTTCCTTTGTAACTTCAGTTGAAGCGTTTAACGCATCAAGCCTGATATTAAGAGATTCAATAAATTCTTTGGAATCCTCAATATCGAACACCAGCGTATCCCGTTCCTGTTCGAGTGAAAACACCCGCTTTTTTAGGTCGGTCAGTTGATTTTTCACCTCGGTAAATAATTTCTTCGCCTCTTTAGTGGCTGCTTTTCCATCGGCGGCGTAAAGAGTATCAATTTTAGTGGCGATAGTTTTCTGCTCGTTTTCTAAGTTCTTTTTTTCCAACAGAATCGCGTTGATATTCACGTCCATTTCAGACGAGCCGAATATTTTATAAATTTGTTTCAGCTGCCCTTCATACTGGCTGTATAACTTGTCTTTCTCGGCCAATTGCAATTTCAATTTGTGCAGCTGGAAATCATCAATACCCAGCAGCAAATCACTGATTGCTTGGCGCTTGTTATTTCCTTCTGGAAAGTTGGGGCTTAGAAATATTTTGTTCGCAGACGTATTCTGATCTTCGTATAACAGCCTCAAAATATCATTGATCGTGACATTACCATCGGACTCAGTTTTTTCTTCGGGAAAACCAAGCAAGCTGAAAATAATTTCAGAATATGATTTTTGGTTGTTAGTCCTTCTATGCGCGTATCTCGTCCATAAATCAGGGCTAGCCATCGCTTCATCATAGCTACCCTCAAATATATCCAATGCCGGATAACCATCTTCAATAGGGCGTTTGAAGGTATAGGTTACGCCGTTCAATTGCAGTTCGATATAGACAAAATCGCACAGGCTAAATTCGTCTTTCTTTTTTCTGATATCACCGCCCAGCGCGTAAATAATGCTCTCAACCACCGTGGTTTTGCCGCTGCCATTTTCACCACGGATTATATTCACGCCAGCATGGAATTTTTCGTCAAAAACTACATGCTGTGAACGCTTAATCACAAGCCGTGCCACCAGCAATGTAGGTTTAAGCAGCGTCATAGCGATACTCCATTAGGCCGGTACGGTCTTTTATTCCGTTGGTCCCTTTTAGTGGCAACTGCACAAGCGTTTTCGTCAAAAATTGATACCAATCCTCTTGCCGAAACTTTTCCACTGCGATCAATTCACGAATCTTTTTTGGCAATACGGCGAAGCGAATTTTAACCTTGCCGGAAACGAACGAATCTTTTTCAGCGATGCCCTTAGCAATCATAGATTTAATGGTTTGCTCTTGAATTTCTCCTAGCTCAAACATAAGCCGCGCCGGTGAAGGAAGGCTCTCATATGGTGCTGGCACCTGTTTTAACATTGCCTTGAATTCCAGTATTTCCTTGGAAAACTTCATTGCAGCAATCAAATGCGGGAACAACACATAGAAATCCAAAATCTTCAAGTAATCCCAGCTAACTTCGTCCTGCTCAATATCGTTCATCAGGCATAAAAGCCGAAATGTGCAATGACTAGGGTCATGTATGGGATGATAGGTTAGCATTAATATTTCCACTCAATGTGGCAGTTGCCCGTAAGAAAATAGAGCATGCCTTTTATGTCACGGAGGTTGTGATCAAGAACCGTGCCAGCCAAATCTTCATAGATGCCCATGACGACTTGATGCACGCTTGCTTCCACGGCTGTAAGTGCAGCCCCCTCTTTTAGAAGTGGCTTCACCTTATGATCGTAATCAAATTTAATTTTACTCAGCACATGCACATAAGCATTTTGTGCCTGCTCCGATAGACTGCTTTTGACCAGCAGTTTTGCGAATTTTTCTTTTAGTTCCTCTGCCTCGTGCAATTCATCCTCCCGGTTTGCCTCGATCAGCTTTGTTTCAAGATCGCGCTGGCTATCGGGATGAACCGAATTCGTATAATGTATCAGGTCACTTATATACTTATTGAACTCAGGATCATGTAGGCAATCAGCCCCTAATTTTTCGACTACTTTTCTGAGTGGCGATTTATCTTTGACTTGGACGTAGGTATTCTTATGGATATCGCCACCGGCAATATCTCCTTTAGCTGTATTGCTATGGAGTTCATTGCCTGTCATCCCGTCACTTCTTTATATCACCGCCAGCAATATCACCTGCCGCCGTATTGTTTTTAAGGACATTACGGTGCTTTGATACTTCTGCACCCTCGTTTTGGTTTGGGCCTGAGTTTTTGATAATACTCCCGCCCGCAATACTCCCTCCCGAGATATTACCCTTAAGAGTGTTTTTGGTGTCAGTTTTGCGTTTTAAGAATACCCATATGAGCCAACCGCCCCCGATCATCGATACGGCGGTAAGAAAAATATCGGCAAGGGTAATGTTTCCAACGTCCATGTTCGCTCATAATCTATAATATTGATTTGAAAAGTAATAATAGAAGCTTGATGTGTTTTTGCAACTTTTAGATAAGCACCCCTATTTTACGTGCCTTAAGCTCCTATCATCAAGATGCTACCGCTAGCGATTCCCAGTGGAAAGTTTTGCCATCCAGTTGCGGCGGGGACTTGTAAATCTCCACCCAGTCTTTTATAACCACCTGTAATTGCTCAACCCGGTTCGAGTTTAGTCCGCGGGGGAGCACCATCTATTTCACTTCAAAGTCCTTCGCTGCGCTCAGTGTACTTTGAAGTGGAAGAATAACGAAGTCGCGCGCCTTGGGGCGGCCCGGCGCCGCGCGAAGGTTATTTGCCTAGGGGCGCGCTACGCGCGAGATTAAATCGATTTTCGGTATCACATCAAAGGCCAACCATGAAACGTCTCCTCAAATACGGCATACCGCTCATCCTCCTCGCGTTGATGTTTACCAATGCGCCGTATCAGTTGCTCACCCAGCGCACGCTTGAGGGGGTGACGATCAGCGATAAGCAGATTTCGACCGAGACGGATAAGGACACGGGCAACGTGGAAAGCACCTATTTGATTTACACCAACCGCGGCGTGTTTCGTAACGATGATGCGCGGTGGTTCTTGAAGTTCGATAGCAGCGATTTTTATGGCAACCTCGAAAAGGGCAAAACCTATGACCTCAAGGTCTATGGCTGGCGCATTCCGTTTTTCAGCATGTACCCTAA